TTGTTAGTACCATGTTGTTTAGTTTTAAAGTAAAAAAGGCTGTGACCTAAATCACAACCTTTATTTTTGTTTTGTTTATTGATTAATCTTTGAAAAAATCATTCATTACGTTTTTCAAACCTTCACTTTTAATGTTACTTAAAGCTTGCGTTTTAACGGCTGGTTTTTTAGTTGTTGTTTTATTTGCCGCTAATGTAAAATTCTTATCTGTGGTAGACAAGTTACCTTTAAATTTAGGAAACCATTCTCTTTCAAATTCAACTTTAGCCGCTAAAAAATCTGCCTGATGAACAATGTGAACTAGTGAAGTACGCACTTTAGTTTCTGGCGCCCAAGATAAAAGGTACGGTTTATTTGCTTCATCATACAATCCATCGTGTAATTTTATAGCCAACCATTCATTTTTAGAATAAGTAACACCGTGTGAAGTTAATAAGTACAACCCACGATCTGGAACTGACATAAATTCTAGTTTAGTGTTAAATGTATAATCTTCACCTAATTTATCTCTACGCCATTGATCAGTCTGAGGAATGTATGATTCGTTTTCCTCGTCTCCCATTTTACCTAAATCATGATTCATCGCTGAGAATACTAATTCTTCGATAGTGTAATTTTTATCTACTCCGAATTCCTCCCACACATCATTAATTTTAAGAGCAGCTTTAATAACACGATTAACATGTTCTACATAGCCACCTGGAAATGCGTTGTGATATTCTTTCTTGTGAGACGCAGGCATCATCATAATACGTTCAGCGTACTTATTATAAAACGCTGTTAATTCACTAGCCCTAGATTCACTAATATAGTCAGTGATAAAGGATAAAAATTCATTCCAATTGTCTTGGATTTGTTCTGCTGTTAACTTCATAACTTTTATTTTTTAAATTTATACTCGATTTAATTCACTTCCAGCGATAGGTTCAGACTCAACATACATTTTAAGTTGGTCTAACATTTCTCTAGTAGATTCTACTATTTCGTAACTTGCTTCACGATCACCTCTGTTTAAGGTAAAATTTAATTTGTTCATGTTAGACTCTATTCCGTCTAATTTTCTCAGAACCGCTTCTCTATTTCTCATTTATTGTTTATTAGTTTATTTATCGTTTATTCACCCCGTCGTTACATTATGCTTCTTCTCAGTTTCTTTATGTCTTATCTTTCTCTCTCTTTTCCCGTATTAGTAATATATGTTGGGGTTCAATCAAGGCCAAATTTAAATTAAAAAGTCTTTAACTTTATCTTCTACACCTTTCAATAAGGCACACTTTTCATACTCTTCAAAAGACTCAAAATGTTTTATAGATGTTTCTAACGCCAGTAAAAGTCTTTCATCTGCCTTTAACTTTAGACACTCGACGTGGAATGGATTGTTTATTTTTATACTTTTAATGTAATCCCAAGCTTTATCATACATTAATTTTTCACCTATTTTCTCTAAGTCCTCTAAGTCTAACTCAGGGGAAACATCTTTAAAAGTTTTAATAGTGTACTGAGTGAAGAATATATGGTTGTTTATAATTTTACTAAAACCTCCTATCCAATACAACGGATGTTCTGAGAAATCTACCAACATAGAAACTTCATCCGTCTCCTTATTATCTTCAGAGTCATCAAATGTGTTAAATATATTACTAAAATCTATCATTAAAACGTGCAAATAATGTTTTTAAGGGTATTAAATGCTTTTTATATATACTTTTATATTTTTATAAGATTCGTTAGTATAAAAAAGCCCCACATTATTTTTTATAAATATGGGGCGATTTATTTAACTAATACTATTTCTTAAGAGAATCTGCCGTTGCAGATACTGCACAAGAGTCTGCCATTACACAGATAGAATCAGTTTTTACTAAAGTAGAATCAACTGTTACTGTTGTTTCTGTTGCTGCTCCACCACATGAGGTAAGCGCGATAGCCGTAGCTAAGGTTAAAATAATTGTTTTCATATCAATAAATATATAGTAATTTTTAAATAGTCCAAGTTTAAATGAAATTTGCTCCTACTTTTTTCACCGCTTCAATAGCTTGTTTAAGTCCAATTTCAAAAAATTCACGTTCATTGTTGAGCCTAAACTCTTTTAAATATGAGTGAATTTCTCTTTCTAATTCCATTCCACGACCCTGTAAACGATAAATATACTCTACTTTAAACGGTGTTGGAACACCTGTTGCTTTACTTAAAATACCCCTTCTAACTTCAATTTCTTTACTTGTGTATCCTATTTTAACCATACCTTGTAGTGATGGATTAGACATGATGTAAACAATGTCTTTACCTTCACCTGAATTAGGAATACTTCGTTTTGTTCGTTTGGTAAAATATTGAACATCATCCCAACCTTCAGAAGCTGGGTAATTTGAGTCTGTGGAAGGTGTTATAGTATAATAATGTATAAAGTTGTTTTTAAAGTCTTCTAAAGCGGATATGTATCCTTCGGACTCCTCAACTGTTATTTTTTTAAGGGCTTTAAATCTCTTTTCCATAATTAAAACATTAAAATGTTTAACACTGTGTTAATAAACACTTCAAAACGATTAAACAACATTTTAGATATGTTAATAAATCCAGCTGTAAAATTTGGAATAAGTGCAAATGATATAGCGTAAAAGAAACTAATGTCTAAGTGTCCTGTGAATTTCATAATCAATAGTACAATTGATGTTAAAATTGAAATTGCTAAAAACGATTTTAAGATTAAATTTTTCATGGCTTTATATTTTTTAATTATTATATTATAAATATATGCCTTAGGGCCCCGGAAGCCTAACCCTGTTTTCCCTCAGAGATTCGAACTCCAATTTAGTGGACCAAAACCACTCGTCCTGCCAGTTAGACGAAAGGAAAATGTTGAGCCACTTGCCGGACTCGAACCAGCGACCTGATGATTACAAATCATCTGCTCTACCAACTGAGCTAAAGTGGCTTACAATTTAAGAGATATTGGAGGCGTCCCTCCAACATTGCTCTATAGTCATATCTCTCCCTACCCGGATTGATTACTCGAAATGACCTGATCTGGTATGCTTTAACAGTGGGTAGTTTAAGAGGCACATCAGGTACTTTTATGGTGGACTCGGAGGGAATCGAACCCTCGTCCAAACATACGCACAATGAAATTCATTCACAAGCTTAGTTAGTTTTTCTAAACAAACAAAATAAAAGGTTTGATATACGTGAGAAACCTACCTATAAACAACTTGGTTGATGACTGGTTGATTTAAACGGGCCCATCCCTACTACCCGCAATCGCGTTCACTTCTTTTTAAGCCCATGAGTGATACGGGATAGACTAAGCAGCTACTGCTAAATCTGCACCTACGAAAGACATTGCGTTTTCGAAAGTAAAAGTTGACTTATTGTCATTTAAAAGTTACATAGGTTATTAACGTGTTTCCAATGTTAACACGGCTTGCATTTCAAAGAACTTTATGCCTGTCAAAACCAGGCGAGCCCATAAATTTGCCCCGAACGAGATACTTTCGAGGGCTAGATTTTAGCTGGTTTCCTACTATTTGAGTAACCAATTACTGTCTTACCAGACGTAAACCCTTCAACCAATACAATGGAGGGTCTTGATTTTTCCCCTTTAGTCCAAGGCGTAGTGTTTTAAGTAGTACTACCATTACTAAAACGTATTGTGTGGTGTAGTCGGAACGTTTTCTAACCCATAAGTATCTCTTACTTATTGTAGTCGGTACGAGAATCGAACTCGTGTTACTAGGATGAAAACCTAGCGTCCTAACCCCTAGACGAACCGACCATACGTATATACCTATATATTCTTATTTACTTTATTCCACGTAAGTAGACTAAGTAAAACAAATGATGCTCTAGCGGCCCAATGCCATGTGTTTATGTGTTCATTCCAAAGTATAAATGATATGATGCCGTACCATGTAAGTGTTGAAAGTAAAAATGCTAACAGTGATTTCATAATTTTTTTTTGTTTATCATAAATATACAATAAAATACTCTGGAAGCCTAATTATATAGGTATATATTTTTGTCGACGTAAAAAATTTTTCATTCTGAGAGATTTTAGATCTGTTGAAATGTTTCAAAAAGGGCTAAAGTGGAAATGTGGGTGGTGAGTGGATGATAGGTGGGTGTGTGGTTGGGTGGATGTGGCCTTTGTATATAATTATATAGATATATACGCATCGGCCCGTAAAGGTTATATAAGATCTGTGAATGCATCTAATTCACTTTCCCACACACCGTACTGCCATATGGATAACAACGACCATGGGCTATACGCGCCACCTTATATGTACGTACGTACGTGTGACTACATCTCACAAAATAGCCTTCGCCTAGCGTTTTCTCATTTGTGCAATTGGCACTACGATTATTCCTACGATAGCAGTCACCGCCACGGAAAACATAAACACGTTAGCCATTCCGAACATGTATTCTGCTGATTTTACTAATGCTGTTCCTACAACAGCAGTTACTATAATTGCTAATGTTAAATTGCCCTTGCTCTTTTTCATGTGTGTGGTTTTTAAACTGTTTACTTACACTTAAATATATGTTAGAGTGGGGTGGTGGCCTAGCCACTCACCCCATTTTACTTACTCATCTCCTTCTTGTCCCATTAATATAATACAGGGTTCATCATAGTCTAGTCCCTCAACATCTACTTCTTCCAAGTCTGAGGCTATACTTCCGTCTTCTCTGTCTATGTTAAGACATACTATTACATTGTCATTTAACTTACTTAAAATTTTCTTTAGTTCTTTAACTGTCATAATTTTAGTTTTAAGTTTATATTTCCTTTTCTTATGTCTAAATATATGTAGTTGAACCATGTCAGCCTAACATCCACTTGCCCTAAGAATTGCTTGGTCCATGTCACTAGCACTAAAACCATTTTCATTAGGCGTATTATAAGCATTTAACTGTCTGTCAATCAACTTACTTATTACCTTATAGTATTTATCTGGCACCTGGTCTAATGCACTTTCTATTCTAGCGATGCGTCTTTGACTTTCCATTCCACCTAATGGGCACGTCATCAGTCTTACTAATTCATTAGCCATGTTGTACATTGCCCTTGCTGTTGTTGGAATTGAATATTTTTTCATAGTTATATGTTTTTATGTTTGACTAAATATATGTTTACTTATCACACCAGCCAAACCCTCCGCCGAGTGTATTTTCCTTGACGATGTAGGATGTTGAGGTACTTTCCTTATAACAGTCGATACTAGGAGGCATTTTCTCTGACAACAGTTACCATGTGAAGTAAAAATTGTGATCATGTCTTACGGTAGTACCCTCATCGTAGTAGAACCTGTCGCTGTTATACTTCGCCACTGGATTTACCTCACCCAGCTCCTCATACGACTCGCCTACCATGCTGTGGATGGTCTTTAGGTCAGTAGGCGACTCACCTAACATACGTCCTAAGAGTGCAGCAAACACATTATTCGATTCGTCTACCATGGCTTGATCACCTTGCACGCCACAGTATAATGCCTCACCTACCTCGCTGATAAACATCCCACTGTACAGTGCAGGTAGACTATGGTGCTCGATAAACTTATCTGCGTTGCACCATATGGCTATAAGCTGTTTGCCACGCAATTCTTCAACCAGCGACTCACCTACTGCCAACATCCCCTTACCGATGCCTGATACGTTAAACAAGCCACTTGATGATCCGTGGCCTAACATTATGATTGTATCATGTGATCTGACCATCGCCAGAAGTTTATCACGTGATATATTTTTCGACAGCACCGTTTTACGCTTTATGTTAGGCTATATGGGC